AAAAGATGAAGAAAGCTGCTGACCCAAAACCTAACGCAACTAAGAGTGAAGATACTGAACTCGCCGATGACGATGCAGAAGAAATCGTAGAAGGCAAAATGACTAAAAAAGATACTCTTGCAGCAATGTATTCCGAAATGGAAAAGATGAATGCAAGTGAACTTAAAGCATCTTACGATGCGATGATGAAGAAGGATGAAGAAGTCGATAAGAAAGAAGAAGACAAGGATGCCGAAAAGGTTGACGAGTCTACTCTTGACGAAAGACTTGCATCAGTTGACGTATCAGAGGACGTAACTGCACTTACAGATGGTGAAGAACTATCTGAAGAGTTCAAAGAAAAAGCATCTGTAGTATTTGAAGCTGCTGTCAAATCTAAACTTCGTTCAGAAGTAGAAAGAATTGAAGAAGCAAAAGTACAAGAAGTTGCTGAAGAGACAAACAGAATTCATACTGAATTGACCGAAAAAGTTGACTCATACATGAACTATGTTGTTGAAGAATGGATGAAAGAAAATGAAATCGCAATCGAAAGAGGCCTTAAAGGTGAGATTGCAGAAGACTTCATTTCTGGATTGAAAAACCTTTTCACAGAACATTATATCGATGTGCCTGATGAGAAGTACGATATTCTAGGTACTCAGTCTACAAAGATTGATGAACTAGAAGCCAAACTGAATGAACAAATCGAGAAGTCTGCTTCACTAAAAAGTGAAAAAGATGTATTGGTAAGGGAGTCAGTATTTGCAGAGGTTGCTTCGGACTTGGCTGACACTGAAGTCGAAAAGTTTAAGTCTCTTGCAGAAGATGTTGATTTTGCTGATGAAGATTCTTTCAGAAGTAAACTTGACACGCTGAAGGAAAGTTATTTTCCGAAAGCAACAACTGTCGCTGAATCAGTGGACACTCCATCAGAAGATGGTCAGTCCTTCGATACTACTGGTGCTATGAGTGCTTATATGAGTGCGATTAGTAAAAACGTAAAGCGTGCAAAATAACGGTGTAATAATCGTTTTTTATAAATATTATTAGAAAACTCAATAAGGAGAAATACAAATGTTTCAAACTGAACATTTACAGGAAAAGTGGCAACCAGTCCTAGAACACAATGACCTTCCAGAGATTAGTGATTCTTATCGTAAGGCTGTAACTACTGTTATCCTAGAAAACCAAGAAAAAGCACTTAAAGAGGACAAAGGTTTCCTCGGAGAAGCTGCGCCAACTAACGCAACCGGCGGTAACGTAGATAATTGGGATCCAATTTTGATTTCACTTGTCAGACGTGCTATGCCAAACTTGATTGCATACGATGTTGCTGGTGTACAACCAATGACAGGGCCAACTGGTCTTATCTTCGCAATGCGTTCAAGATATACCAACCAAACTGGTACAGAGAATCAGTATGCAGAAGCAGACTCAGATTTCTCAGGTGCTGGTACACAAGCTGGTACAAACCCTGCTGTTCTTAACGATGGTTCACCAGGCTCATATACTAGTGGTACAGGTATGACTAGAGGTGCTGCTGAAGCACTCGGTGATTCTGCATCTAACTCTTTCGCTGAGATGTCATTCTCAATCGAAAAGAACTCAGTAGAAGCAAAGTCACGTGCTCTTAAGGCAGAGTACACAATGGAACTTGCACAAGACCTTAAAGCAATCCACGGTTTGGATGCTGAGACAGAACTTGCAAATATCCTTTCTTCTGAAATCTTGAATGAGATTAACAGAGAACTTATCAGAACAATCTATGTAACTGCAAAGCCAGGTGCTCAGGTTGATACTGCAACAACAGGTATCTTTGATATGGATGTTGACTCAAATGGTCGTTGGTCAGTTGAGAAGTTCAAAGGACTTATGTTCCAACTTGAAAGAGATGCTAACGCAATCGCTCAAGAAACTCGTAGAGGAAAAGGTAACGTAATTATCTGTTCATCTGATGTTGCTTCTGCACTTCAAATGGCAGGTGTACTTGATTACACTCCTGCTCTTAACAACAACTTGAATGTTGACGATGCTGGTAATACTTTTGCTGGTGTTCTTAACGGACGCTTCAAGGTGTACATTGACCCATATTCAGCAAACCAAGCTGCAAAACAGTATTACACTGTTGGATATAAGGGTACATCACCATACGATGCTGGTCTTTTCTACTGCCCATACGTTCCATTACAAATGGTTCGTGCAGTTGGTGAGAA